GTTTGCCTTTTTGGGGCTTTTCATAGACAGCAATATAGTTATTAATATCGCGGCTATAGACACCTTTGTAGCGGACTTCTTCTGTCGCTAAACCTGTTTCAACTTCCCATTGTTTGACAATTGCTTTAAACTGTTGTTCTTTGGTATGTAAACATTTTACCACAATGCCGTCGGTATTGACAGATATGACCTGTATGCCTACAAGTTCGAAGCGCTCTACAAGCATAAGAATAGATAGTTGGCCAGTGAGAGTAACCTGGATCATTAAATTAGGAGCGTACACTATTGACCATTTACTTCCGAGTTTACCGAATGTTCCGTTTGCGACAATTTTAAGACATTCGGCGACAACAATGTCGCCTGCTTCTTTAGCTGTAACCCGTTTAACCACAATGCCATTGTAGACTAAGATGAAATCTTTACCTAAGTTTTCTGGGTAAAGACCAGCATTCAAAATCGTGTATGGGTAATACGAGGTTGCATCAGTGTCTGCAATAAAATAATCGTCGTCTGCTTCATGCGCAATAGACTTTTCCTGGCTATGTAGACCGCCAATACCGATCTTGTACTTACCTTGATTGATTTCAATAACTAAGTCTTCAAGTGCTGTCGGCATAATGACTGCGCCAGTTTCCCCGTCGACCTTAAATTCACAACTTGTAATGCGATCGAGTGCCCAATTCATCAACGGAGTGCTGTAATTGATATATTTTGGTGGTATATACTTATGGACAGCGGTTGGATCTACTTTTGTTCGTGGAAGATACTTCTTTCCTGTGATGCGCTTAAGTTCTGCGTCCATAATGGCTTCCGCCATTTGTGCATCAGACTTAGAACGCAATTCGAGTTTATACTGCTTTCCAGTTTCTTGGCGCAGAGCAATCTGTGGAAGCTTATCCTTATAGAGGATACCTGTATTGTCCAAATCGTTAATACAATAACGTCGGAGAATAGTGATTTGTTTTTCAGTAAGATATGTACCGGGTTTGAATGGAAGGTCTTGCAAACGTGGTGCATGTAAGCGCCCTGCACAAACCTTCAAACCGGGTGCAAGTGCTGTCAATTGTATCAGATCAATTTGGTCTACTTTAAGATCTTTTTCAATACCATACAAGGCAAAGACTTCGTTTTCACGCATATCTCTGCCGATAAGCATATCCGTAGCATTCCACAGATCGAGCGTACCATACCCTGCAAGTGCAACAGCAGTGATTGGAAAATCGTAGGCCAGGCCGTTAAAATTAACAAGACAGAAGTTTTCTAACACCCATTTGAATTTCTCCATATGGAGACCGCACACATTGTCGTCCATCTCAAAATAGACAACTTTACCTGATATTACGCCTTTAAAAGCGAATAGACAGTAATTCGGATAGACTTCGATATCATATAGCAGTTTCTCTTTAATTTGAGAAGCATGGTACAGTTCCATATCTGTATAAAGATCTGGAACAAAATTGACAGCTTCTTCGTAACCGGGAAGGTAATCAGGGCTTTCCCAAAAACGTTCAGGTGGAGTCCTTTTAATCTTTTCTTTCTTTGCTGCTTTAACTTTAGCAACGTCTTCCCAAAAGAGACCTATCGAGTCCTTGCGAGCCATTACCAATCCTTATTTGGAATATCTTCTTGCGGTATGGTTTGCTGGATACGTGCAGCCTCGAAAAGATTCTTGGCAAATACTTGAGGAAGAATATTACGCCCATAGTCCATGCTTTTCGCTGCAATATCTTTTTCGCAATACTGTGCTTGCAAATAAATCGTTTCGTTTTCATCTTTTAAGATAAAACGATATCCGTCGAAAGTTACTTCGTCCAGTATTCTTTCTATCTGCTCAATGTTCATAACGATTCCCAAACAAGTGAGGACAAACCAGCCTGCTTGTACCAGCCAATTTTACCATCGATGTTAAGAGGCAGAGTGCTCATGGTCGACATGAATAAAACCTCACCGTTCCATGGACCGCCCAATAAACCCATCATTACGCCGATCTTCTTTTCGGACTTTAGTTTAACCTTTTTAAGCTTAGGCTTTTTCTGAGTCATTGTTTCATCCCAATAATGGCGCCACGAAGACGTTCGTTACGGAACATGCAAGGTCCAGGATAACCGGACCAATCGACAGTTGCAGCAGATGCAAGCAATAGTTCAAGCATCGCAATATTGTATTTGCCTTCGTTCTGTAGTTCAGGAATTTCGTAAGACGCACCCTCGGTCGGATCTATATGTGTGGTTATGCTACCGGGTTGGAAGATAATACTACCTGCTTTGTCGACGAAAGGTTTAATCACTTCCAAAGCTTGCGCGAAACCATCTTCAATAGCTTGGTGCGTCGAGTCACGACCAAGTATCTTTTCAAGAGTTGGCCAGTCTGCAGAGTTATAGAGCTGAGTACGTAGCCAGCGTTCGCTGCTGTAATGGAAACTAATACTCGTCTCTGTTACCTGTGCATACAGAGGTGCTTCATTAATGCGTAACATTTCTTTTACTGCATCGCGCGGAATATTAACCACACATGGAAAATCTACACCGAGCCAATACTGCACGAGCATGACATTATTAGTTGCGAACAGACTTTGCTTGTCAATAAGAACGCCGTTCGCCCATAGGCGTACAGCATCATTTCCAATGAAAGGGGCTACAGCTTTTAAGCCGGCGAGTAATGCTTCACCATCGAAATTAACGATTTGGCCTTCTGGTTGTAGATGCGGAGTTTCTCCCTCGACGCAATCCACAAATACTTTAAAAGTGCCAGACTTAACAGATAATCTGCCTGCAGATGTAATATTAAGCTGCACCGTATCGTCACAGTTTGCAATCGCCTTGATAAGAGTGTCTGCCTTGGGTTTGCAAGCAATATCGAATGGAATTGGAGAACTGAGAGCGAGCACCCCATTGAAACCCCGTACTCGTCCATGTTCAATCACGAAATGAGTGAGCGCAGGAACGAAATCTTTCTTCGCAATGGAACCTTGGCAAAATTTAAGCGACTCTAGCATTCTAATCTCCAATTCTTCATTCGTTCAATAACCCTTGGGTCAACTGCAAACTCACCAGCAACTAACCTATTATACCAGCGTTGCGCTTCGTTCTCTTTAGCAACTTTGTAGGCGGCAAAAGCTTCTTCGGGAGTTGAGAAAGAACCTATGTGGACAGTTTTGCCTGAAATCCGCATTTGTGCTTTGAATTTGCCAAAAGGAGTAATGCGAACACCTATTGGATATAAGCCAGGACGAGTATTTAAAGTAAGAAAGCTATTTAGTTGACAAGGAATTAAAACACAAGTTTCTTTGCTGTATATTTTATTTCCGGAAACAAGAAGATCTTTGTCCAAATCATAACCATAAACTCCAAATCCAATTTGTTGCTCGTGCCATTCTACAAATTTATCAAAGTTCTTAAATTCTATAGACATCTCGCACCCAACGTAATTTGAAAATGTGGTCTGTACACATCCACCCTCTTTGCATCGAGCGCGCATTGCATTCCACACGTTACCCGACATTGTCCAATCACGCTTAGAACCTCTGGTCATATATTTAACGTAATGTCCAGATTCATTTTTAAAATTAGGAATATTCATATTAGAATAGTTGCTGTGCGTTTATACAATCCAAGATAGGATTTTTCAATTGATGCTGGTCTACCAAATGATTAAGTTCTTGATAGCTTAGACAATTATAACAAGCTCTAGACTCGTAGACTGACTCTAATCGTTCAAGGTTAAAACCTTTAGCGCCTAACATATTTTCAACACTTTGACGCTCAACTGGAGTCAGTGTGGTTAAATGACGCCCATGCTCGTGTTTAGCTGGAGAATCTTTACTGACTGCAATTGGTCCCCATTCTGAAGTAAATACCGAACCAAAACTAGCACTCTGAATCCAAGAAGACGAATCGACGCTATACCAAGGATAACGCTTCATCAAATGTGGAGCAGTCATACCGAAGGCGTGGACTTTAAGTTTGGCTTGGCCACTACCGTCAAGCATGTGTTTTTCCCACATACGATCCAACCATTGTTCTTGATCTTTTTGTGCTTTGCCGACAAGACCACCAATAGTAATATATTCATACTTCCCGACATACCAATCTAAATAACGAGTGTCTTCGCCAAAATGAAAGCACGGAAGAGGCTTAGCGCCTTTCGATTCCATATACATTTGGTTCTGGTAAGTCTTTAATGCATCACCAATACCATCAAGGACAGAAGCCATAACAGCTCCGTCTTCGATGCGAAGGATATCCCGATTGCGAATGACATAATTACAATAAGCATCAATGTCGATATCAACGCCCAAACTGTAAGCAGAAAACGCGCCACTATCCAAGAATACTTTAGCACCTTGTTGGCGCATAGTATCCACAAATTTTTGGTTGTTGACATAGTGATAGGATTCCAAAATATGGGGCACATTGTCCATTATGCTTTGCTCTACTTCATTAAGCTTAACATAACGGTTCTGCGTTTTCATGTAGCTGTTTGTGTAGACAGCGGCAAGGAAAAGATTCAAGCGTCACCTTCAATGACGATTTTACTACCATTGCTCAGCAAAAACTCATGCACTTGCGCATAGCATCCTGGTCGTGTGCGTGAAAGACCTTGAAAAGTGACCCGACCTTCTTGAACAAATAAGTTCTGTCCGAAAAAACGAATAGGTTTATTGCTTTTGCACATCTCGTTTAAGAACTCGATATTCTTTTGTGTATGAGTAATGGGTTCACTAAGTTTGATTACGTTGTTGTCTTCGAGAGTGAACCGATACTCACGACGACCTTTTATGTCCATTACGTTATACCCCATCACACTAAGCACGCGTCCAAAGAAATTAACTTTTCCAGGTGGCTGCATATGTGCGAATTGTTTTAATTCTCGGATATAATCTTTTTCTGTACTAACTGTAGCCATTATTTTCTCCATGCTTGCCGTTTGCATATAGGGTGCTGGTGCAGTTAAAAAGGGGTACAGCTAGTACACTATACCCCTTCGTTTGCGCTGCTTGCAGTGTGTTTAAACCGTTGGAATAATTGTTCCGGGCATTGCACCAATTGTAGAGGCGCCTGTAAAAGCTGGATCTTTTTCAGCAGCTTTCGCGATCTGGTAAGGCATCCAATGTGCGTATGCAACACCATTGGCTGGCACATCTTCACCATCTTGGTAGAAGCGAACAGAAGCTTTTGGGAACTGCACGCCATTTGCATCAAATACTGAGAGATTCAAATATGTATCGCTTTGAATACCTGCAACAACAGCCGCAAGAGGCTCACCTTCGACAACACACATACCATTTGCAATATCTGTATCGCTTGCACGATAGTAGACAATGCGGCCGACTGTAACTTTTATATTCATTTGAATCTCCGATTGTTTAACCACACTTAGACGGGTGTGGGATTCCGTTATGCCGCCAATTCATCCACAGTTATACTTTTAGTATCTTCGTAATCGAAGATGTACACACATTTTCATAAGACCGAATGTGTGTAATGGAGTTAAACTACGCGCGATGTATCCTTTTCGCCTACTATGGCCGAAGCTCCCTTAATAAAAGGCTTTCACCTTTAGGTATCCCCGATGTCCCAATCTACAATTAGCTTGCTAATTGTAAAAATTCAGCTCGTGCAGTCAGATCGTCTTTAAAGACTCCTCGCAAAGCACTAGTGATCGTATGGTGTCCTTGTTGGCAGGTGCCCCTAGACTCCATACACATGTGCCGGGCTTTGATGATAACACCTACACCTTTCGGCATAAGGTTATCATTAAGTGCGTCTGCAATTTGACAGGTGAGTCGTTCCTGGACTTGCAGACGACGTGCGAAAGCGTCAGCAACACGAGAAAGCTTCGAGAGTCCCACAATTTTACCATTCGGGATGTAAGCAATCGTAGCGGTGCCGAAAATGTCAGCAAGGTGATGCTCACACTTTGAGTAAATGGGGATGTTTTTAACCATGACCATTTCATCATAGCCGTTTGCTCCATCTTCAAAGACTTTCAATAATGCAGGAACATCCACAGCGTAGCCCGCAGTCCATTCTCGCCAAGCTTTCAGGACACGCGCAGGAGTTTCGGCAAGACCCGGTCGCATATCTACACCAATTACATCGTAGATTAATTGGGAGATTACATTTTCGTCAAAGACTTTTTTCAAATCTGGATCGTATTCGTGTTCAGCCATTACTTGTCTCCAATATAAATTGCACTATTTGCACCATGCTCTTTGACTTCGACAGATACCAGTCTGCAGCGGGGTGTATAGCCGTTATCTTTTAACCAGATTTCTGCACATTCAAAAATCAATTGTGCAAATGCTTCGCAGCCCGTTGCCTCAACGCTAACAACGTCAGCAATGCCCAGGCCTGAAAGGGCACAAATTTCGTCGTACATCGGATCATCGATCGCTACAAGCAACTTATGATCAAAAGTATCTTCCAGCATTGTTTTCAAAGACTTCATTGAACCGAAGTCGACGACCCAATTAGTGTGGTCAAGTTTGTCTGCTTCAAAAACAAACTTAACCGCAAGAGCATACCCGTGCAGAAAACGACAATGCGAATGCGCCTTATGCTGGCGAAAAGCCGAACTCAGCCCGAGTTCGTGACCGAAAGTTTTCGTAGATTGATGAGTCATTTCGGGAACCGTTGCCCAAATTCTGTAACAATGACGTTAGCATAGTTGTCTGTTTGAGGCAAGTCCATGAGTCCTTCCCGCCAAGCGCGTACGACCAATGGATCTGCAACGTTTGCTTCCTCGAAGCCTTTTGCGCGCAACAGAGTTGCATGGTCATGACCAATAGGCGGATATTGCCCGTCGTAGCTTGTGTGGGAATATGCTAAAGCTTCCATGCAACCCGGCAGCGTTTGGGCGAGATGTACCGACTGTGCTTTAGTCAGATGCATCAATGGTGTAAGGATGCGCAATGGTGCAATTGTGCCCGGTTCACCTGTAAAAGTGCCGTAATTGCAGGCTTCTTGCAGACTTTCGATAAACACTGCGCGGCAGTCTGGATAACCGCCATTATCTTCTTGACATACGCCGGTAATCAAAATATTGCAACCGAGAACGTATGCACGATTTGCTGCTAGTGTAATAAACAACTGGTTACGCATCGGAACGAATGTTTTTTCTAGACCGCCTGGTAAAGAAGCGTGGTCGCTGTACTGTTCGAGATCAACAGTTTTATTAACGAGCGGCGAAGCGCCTTTGAGAATACCATTGCCGAGCAATATAACTTCGACCTGATATGGTTTAACCCCAAGCATAACTGCAACAATCATTGCAGACTGCATTTCGATTGCGTGCTTTTGGCCGTAATCGAAAGTGATTGTGTGAACGTCGTAACCTTGCGCAATAGCCCAGGCAAGACAAGTGGTTGAATCTTGGCCACCACTAAGGATGACGAGTGCTTTTTCTTTCATTATGCCACCTTGATAATTTTATGCAGTTGAAGCTGAAGCGTATAGCCAAATTTCAAACAGCTATCCATTGCAGCTTTAAGATTGAGCGCATTAGTGTGGTCATCCTGCGCGTCCATTGGTTGAAGATAAATAGTACGCGGAAAAGCTTCTTTGCCAATCCGGAAGATCTGTGGTTCTGCTTTGTTGTTTAATGCAAGAATTGGGAGCCCGTCGATAGGACTTATGCTATCATGACTGATAACATATTTGAAGCAGTTCGCTCGCGCAACGACTGTTTGTTGCACACTTGAATTTTTTGGGCTGCAAACGATAACTACAGCTTGCGGTAGGGTTATTGGAACAGGCAAAGTCCCATTGGTTTCGATTTGGACATCGTATGTGTTCTTCATCAGTAGGCGACAAAGTGGCGCAATATTTTGTCGGAAAGGTTCGCCGCCAGTGATAACAACGAGCCAGCGTTTGTTGTAGACTGCACCAGACTTTTCAAGAGTCTCTGTGATATCTATCAATAACTGGTCGACTGCGATTTCCTGCCGGCCTTTTGTGTACTCAGTATCGCAGGAAGGGCACTGCAAATTGCAACCTGCTAGACGTACAAATACAGCAGGGCGACCGGCAAACGGCCCTTCCCCTTGAATAGTTGCAAAAACAGAATGAACATCGAGGAAAAGCCCGTCAGATTTCACGAGTTTTTCAATTGGTTGTAAATTGATTTTTAACATGCTACCTCAGAGGATCAAGACCTAGTCTTGAGTACGGGTTATTTGAAAGAATAAGGGTGGTTGGAATCGAACCAACGACATACCGCAATCAAAGTCGATGTTCCTTCCAGCATAAATGCGTTCAGAAGATCGACAAGGCGGACGCTCTAACCAGCTGAGCTACACCCTTACCTGTCCTTCCTGCCTTTTGCCTTGGACTGGCGCAATACCTATGCAGTTTAGGTCTACTCTTTACCGGACTAGAGTAGCATCTCATTCCTTACAGGATTTCCGGGAGACATTTCTTTACGACGCCGGCCTGGAATTACTTGGCAGCGGGTGCAGCAGCGACAGAGATAGCAGCGACTTGACCGAAAATACCGTTAAAAGTTTTCCAGCGTGCGTACTGAGTGCGCGTAGTAGCATCATTCAGGCCGACAGCGGCGGTTTCTTTAGACAACAGAGCGATCGTGACCGGTTGGCCCAGTTTTTTCGACATTGCATCAGCAATTGCCCAGACTTTACCGCAGGCGCCGTCAGGACGCGGCCGAGTAACGCCGTTTTGGGAAGGTTGAGTCAGTTTTGCTTTTTCTTCAGCAGCTTTTGCCTTGGCTTCAGCGGCTGTTTTGGCAGCAGCTTCTTTGTCAGCTTTAGCTTTTGCAGCAGCAGCAATCTTGGCATCAGCTGTAGCTTTCTTTTCTGCTTCTGCTTTTGCTTTTGCTTCAGCTTTCACTTTGTCAGCGAGAGCTTTCGCGTCGGCCTTGGCTTTGTCAGCGATCGCTTTCGCGTCTGCTTTTGCTTTTTCTGCTGCGGCTTTTGCCTTTGCTGCGACTTCTTCAGGTGTTTGTGCGGACATCATGACTCCTTGGTGGTTGATTGGGTTATACGTTATAACTGGTGACACACGCTGTCAGAGAGACAACTATAACAAAGCGGCTTTTTAAACGCAAGTGATTTTTTCTGGATACTTGCAAATATTTTTAAGTCTTACTGTGACGCCATTTTCCAACTTGCACGCCTGCAGTGGATGGGTTAATTCCTTCTGATTCACAAGCAGCGACAATGGCATTACGTAGACCTTTCCAATCCCCTAAACCACCACTGTGACTAGAAAAAATATCTTCTGCAATTTCCCATACACGACCAGTCTTACTACCAGATTTAGGTGCTTCTGCAGGGTTGGTATTTTCCGGACGTGGTGCACGTGGTTGGGAGGGTGTGCGCGGTGCACCTGCCGTTGGTGCATAGCTTGCTGGTGCTGCTGATGGTACAGTAATGCTACCCTGTACAGGGGTAAATTCCCCGCGTGCTGTAAGCGGTGTTTTATAGTATTGCTCAGCCATTTTTATCGGAAAACGACCATGAGGATCAAACCTATAGAAGTTAAGATCTTCTTTGTCAATTGCTTGCTGCTGATTGTAAACGTTCAAAGGTTCCAATTCGTCTATCGGTAATAATTCAGCTAAGGCGATAACATTAAGAATTAGATTACCCCGATTGTGGCCTAAATATGTTTGACCACACATGTTGCTGTAAAGTGTTTTAAGATCGAGGTCGGGGAATATAGTGAAACCTGCAGTTTCACTTTCGCAGCTTAAAACTACCGCAGCCTGATTCGCATATTCGATATACATCATTGCTATAAGAATATTACAGTTTGAATGTTTATACCGAACCTGCAAAGTAGCCCGGTCAATAAGGATGTACATTTCCATCTTAATCTCCTAGTGTGGTTATACGCTATTATAACACGCGCAAAAGCTTTTAAAATGGAACATCGTCGTCTATGATTGCTGTCTCAAAACCGCCAGTAAAGCTAACAGCTCTAACTTCGGGGTATGTGGTGTTTATCCAAACTTTAACATGTGTCGGGACTAGCAAAGTGTCTATTACTTTTAAAGCCTCCGCTGTGCTTGCCGGAAAAGGTAGTGATGTACGTTCTTTCCACCACTGCCGAGCTTTTCTTTGTGCTCCACCTTCATGTTCGATACAGATATATTGCATAAATTTGTTAATTGTATTGTTGCACCAATATGAGACTTGAATACTGTCAGGTCTGCCGTGTTTTTGGTGCAGCTTGAAGCTGGTATGGTCAACTTTAAATACTTTAATAACTGGCGTATCGTCACGTATGAGTTCGGCTGTGCTTGCCGTTTCTTTTAACAGCACGCGGAATTCAAAAGGCATACCGCAACCCTCAGCGGTCTTAACTGGCTCGCCACCACAGAAACGTGCGCTAATATGCTGATACGAACCACAATGATCACAAATTTTAATGGGCACTTCGCCTGTCTTTTCGCCCCGCTTGCGAGGAATAATAGGATCATTGATTGGCCCAAGTCTGCGAGTATTCCCTGCAAAGTCAAGCACCATGCAATTGATTTTATACCCTTCGGGATAGGGGCGTGTCCCGCGACCGAGCATCTGGATCCATAACACTGTCGAATGCGTAGGACGTAGCATGACAATAAGATCAATAGCTTTAAAATTGACTCCTGTTGTCAATATTCCGTTGTTCACCATTGCAGTGAACTTACCTTCTTTCCATTCTTTAATATTTAAATCACGCTCTTTACTCGGCATCTTACTATGCACGCATCGCGTAGAAATACCCGCGTAGTTGAGCATTTCTGTAATTTTTTGAACGTGCGCAATACCTGATCCAAAAACAAGCCAGTGTTTGCGATCATGACCATGTGTGATTGTCTCTTTGATTGCTTCCCAAGTGATTTCGTCTTTATTGACAGCGACTTGCAACTCGGATTCGATGAACTCGCCACCACGTAAATGAACACCGCTGATATCCAGTACAGTATCTGTCGGACGCGCAACGAGCGGACACAAATAACCTTCTTTAATAAACCGATTGAACGAAGCCATGTCGGTAAGGTTAATGCAGAAGTCTGTAAAGATACCGTCGTCAGTGATTTTACCCTGCCCTTGCCGCCAAGGAGTTGCAGTCAGGCCGATTACACGCAAATAAGGATTCACCTCTTTTAATTTAGCGATAACTCTCGCATACATTGATTCTTCATCTTGACTAAGCAGATGACATTCGTCAATAAAGATAAGATTGACTTTACCAAAAGCTTCTACATTTTTATTAACAGAGGCAATACCTGCAAAAATGATCGGATTAAGCGTATCCTTACGTTTAAGACCTGCGCTATAAATCCCTGCTGGTGCGGTAGGCCATAGTTCTAGAAATTCCAGATAGTTCTGGTCAATTAACTCTTTAACGTGAGTCAATACCAAAACTTTTTGACTCGGCCAGTTCGCGAAAATCTTTTGTAGAGTTAGTGCGATAACATAGGCTTTACCTGTCCCTGTTGGCAGTGCAGCCACAGGGTTTCCGACAGGGTGAGCTTTAAAGTAGTCGAATATACTATTTACAGTTTCGACTTGATAGGGACGTGGTACAAGCATCAGATCGGGACATAAAAATTCTTACAACCGACAAGTTGACGCTCTTTTGAAAGCTCGAATGTTTCACCATCGGTTTTGTCAGCCGGGTCGACAGAAGGGAATACCATACCGAGTCTACGTTCTTTAGACTCGCACCACCATGTTCCGTCTTCTTTCGGCACAGCATTAAAGCATGTCCGGCAGTTACGGTCAGGCTTATCGTTCATGAGACAAATGTCTTGAAAATCGCACCAGCGGCATTCTTCAAAACCCATAGACGCATGTTGTATGCGATCCGGTATTTGCCGCATCATGACGATAGTTTTACCGCGCTCAAGGAATTGGTCAGCTATGAGCGTATCGAGTGTGATGATCTCCATATAGATTTCATCGGTATTTTTATTAATAGCACAATAGATAGCGTAATTGATTTTCATCTTACGCATGTATGTCTGCATCTGTACGTAATGCTCAAATTTAGAAATCTGAACACCAAACTTCATCAACTTTTTAAAAGGATTATCTCCGTGTGTTTTAAACTCAGCTAAGCATGGTTGACCACTAGGTACATCAGGAATACCAAGTACAACGCCGTCACCAGAACCTCCAAAGTGACCACCCAATTCGCTAATGCGGAATTGATTACCGTTAGCATCCTGTTGATAAAACTGGAAACCGACAGATAAGAACATAGCAATAAAACGAGCTTCTTCAAGATGCCCCCGATTAAATAACCGCAACATACGACCAGAAAAACGAGGTTTTTTGAACCACCGCCATCCGTACCAGATCTCACGAGCACAAGTCTTGCCAATAATCGATGAGCCTAAATGTGTCCTGAAACCTTCATCTGCACCACGATATGCATCTTTCATATGCGGCATTACTTTACCTTGTGCAACTCTAAAAGCTGCGCCTTGATCGGCTTCCATTAACGTTTCGATCAAACTTAGTGTTTTCGTCGCAAGATGGATAGCCATTTAAATCCTTGTGTGGTTATATTAAACACCTAGGCCCGAAAGCCTAGGTTTCGTACTTTACAGATTATTGCGGAGCAGCTTCCCATGGCGGAGCCATTGCAGCGACCACCGCGACAGCGTCTGGAACAGCTGCTTCAACCGGGGCAACTACAACCTCCGGTGATGGAACAGCAGTCGTAATCGGAACCACTGCGACATTTGGGTCAACTGGAGCAGCTTGTGCGCCCCACGGCTGTACCGCGGCAGGTTGTGTCCAGCCGGCAGGAGCTGCGCCTGGAACTACTGGAGTAGCGCCGGGGGGCGGAGGAGCAACCGCGGCGACTGGTGCAGCCATCGTAGCTACAGCGCCAGCGACACCACCAACATCTTCTTTCAGATTTTTGAACGCTGTAAATTCGTTCTTGGCTTCGTACTGTCCTTCTGCCGGCGTGACTTTGATACGGCCTTTGAAGGGAATGTTGAGCAGTTTGTCGGTGTCGTCAACTAACAGAATACCGGTAGCATGGCAGAGTGCGCTGAACTGCCCGCGGCCAATTTTTTGTGCTTTTTCGCTAGGGTTTGTCATGTTGAAATTATGGTACACTTTGCGACCTTTGTATTGGCCGTCAACGATTTCCATGATGCCTGTAATCTTGGTGCCGAGCGTGTCTTGTGTAGGCTCCAGTTTGAGTTCTTTCGCTACGAAGATATACCAGCCCAAGGGAACTGGATCCCCGCGGCCAGCGTCTGGTGCTACTTCGTTCGCATTGAAGTTGATAATTGCCATTTTTAGTTCCTTGGTTGTTTGCTGTCGAACAGCGGGTTAAAATTCTTGCGGGTTAGTTTTGACGCAACCTCACCTAAATCGTCTCTGAATTGTCGCTACGGTGCAGTTCCCGCGATTGACCACACAAGCGCCGAAGCGCAGCGGCAATTCAGAACACCATTTTCGTGCCTGCGCGAACAGCATTTACGCCGTTCAGCAATGCACGATTGGCCTGGTTGTAACGTTCTTCTGCTTCTGCAAACGCGATATTTGCTTTATTCAGGTTGGTGCCAGCAGTCTTGAAAGCTTTTGTTGCTGCTTCCACTTCTGTTTGCATTGCGCCGAGGTCGACCGACTTTAAAGCTGGTACTTTTGTTGACATGATACACTCCTATCTGTGCGCTATTGCGCGGTTTAAAATCTTACTTGCCCCAATCTTTAGGGAGACCATCGCGAAACATCATCCAAATCGCGAAACGTAAAACAGTCGGGACAGGTTGTGTACCAATATTAAGCGAATCGGCGCGCCGCCATGGTTTATTGAAACCATTAGAAATGTATTGTGTCATGGTTAGTCCCGGTTATAGAGATCGACCATATTACCGCTAGATTGGTAGATTTCTTGCGCTAAGAAATTCCAGCCTTTTTCTTTCGGTAATGTGACAAGAGCAGTCACACCAAAACGATTCTTCGCAATATAACTCGGGGTACGAGTAAGCGCAAGCACACGACCTTGATTTGCGCTCATACCTTTGTTCATATTTTTGCCTTCCGACACGTACATTGGTTCGTGCAAAAAGCCGATAATATCTGCCCACTGTGTGAGCATTTCACGTTTGCCGTAAGTCTTTTGGTTTTTGGGTGAATGCAATAGCAAATCCCAGCTATCATATTCGCCGCTGAGTGGATCGACGATTTTTGCTGCAAATACGTGTGCGGTGAACACGATATTGATACCGCCATGCTGCGTAAGCTGTTCGCATTTAGCAAGGAATTCTTCGAACTTTTCGTTCGCAAATGTGTAGGCTTTTCCATAACCGCCCAGAGCACTTTCCATGGTCACGGCCTTTTTATTTGCGCCTTTAACATAGGTTGGGTCTGTTTGCAATACCGCTTGATGAATCAGACGTTCAAGGGCAGTAATGCTATCGAAAACTAAAGTCTGGTAGATGAACTGACCAGTTTTCACTTTTTCGATAATTTCGTCAAGAAGCATCATCACATGTTCAAAATATTCCAATTGTGGAACTTTATGGACAACCAGACCGCTGTAACCCGCTTCAAGAGGGATCAAAAGGGGACGCGGCGCATTACATGCAAGCGTCGTTTTACCGACGCCTTCAACTCCGCTAATAACGATCTTGATACCCATTTTTGCCGGGGCTGTTGTAACTGCATCGAGAATTGCCATTGTAACTCCGATAGAAAATAACGCCGTGACTAATGTCATTGCGGTGAAAATAAGGCTCCGTCGCATGGGCAGCGGGTAAAGCTATTGTGTACCGTCAAAACTTAATGCGCAAGGGGATTTTAAACTAGACCTTACGTGAAATCCATATCGTTTGGATCGCGAATACTTTTCCAAGTTGGGAAGCGTGGTTGATTCTTGACGCCTTTTGGAAAATGTTTGAAAGTTATAATTTTACCTGCAAGCTCCTGAGGGTTCTCGAAGTAAAATTTTGCTTCTTGATCTGTCATATCCCCTTTACCGACAGTAATAACCTGTCCTTTACGGAACAAATCGCTATCTTTAAGAATAGAACAAATCATGCTACCGACCATGCCTTTAGGGGTCTTATTTTCTTGATGAGAACTTCGTGTGCTACGACCAAGCTCATTGATAGTTTGCTCGTTATTGTTCTCCATCGCTTCACGAATTTCGAGAACAATAGCTTCTTCTTGAACAAACCGTTTAATACGTAAGAGCCCGCCTTCTTTTACCGTAGAACGACCAGCTTTGTGCATACCTAACGGGTCACGGATAATTGTGCCTTCATAACCGAGTTCGAGCCATTCAGCATCCTGCTCGTTAAGCTGCGCTAAAGAACGGCACATTACATTTTTGACGACTCGAATGTTACCACACAAGCCTTTGTCGCGCTGAATATGCATCAGTGTGGTCAAATATTCGTGCCTTTGAATGTAAGGTAATTTGACAGTTGTTTCATCAACATAGTCGAAAGCGTGCCCCATAAGATATGGTTCGCCTTCAATTGTCGCTGTTGCACTCGTAGTTAAGCTCACGAGCCTTGGATGAGTCCCGTCTGCTGCTGCAAATTCAAGATCCAAACCTTTATATTCCGGGCGACTAAAGAGTTCCCTGTTGTAAAGGTTACGTAGAGGTTTCATGCTACGGGCAAGAATACTACCATCAGGGTTCCAACCGCGGACTCCGTCTATCTTTGGCTGGATCAGAATTGGGAACTTTTGTTTCTTTTCGTCCCAGTCACTTGCGAGCATTGGTTTGCGTATCATTTAATATAATCTTTCGAAAGTATTTTCTTACCGTTCACCATAAAACCCCATGGACCTCGGAACTTACCGCTAATGAACAGAGTCCATACGCCACCTTCTGCAATTTCGGTAATTCTATGATATTCTCCAAATTTCAACTTAGCGGTGTCACCTGGAGAATAATGATTAAATTTATTAGCGTATGGCCAAGAAAGATTAATTGCTCGTCTTTCAGTATACCCTCCTCGCAAAATGATCGTGCGAGCATTCCAGGGATGGTCGTGTAAGTGACGATCCATATCTGGTCGACGAATATAATGTAGTCTTATCGAAATTGAGAAAGGCCAATATTTACATTTCTTGTGAGTTGTATATGGGTTGAACAACCAGAAGCGTCCCATGTACACCTCTTGTCGATCCGAAGACAAAATATGTGTATACGGTGTCTTTTGCCCGTAACGAATTAGCCAATCGACTATTCGTGGATGAGAAATAATCTTAGCTAAGATACGCCAAAAGAATTCAGTCATGCTATACCCTTTTTAGGCAACATAATTTCCAAGGAAGGGGCACCCGGTTTGATAATAAGAATCTTATCAAACTCTGCACGTTGCGCATCTGTAAGTGCGCGGTAAGTTGCTAGCTGCAACTCGGGTTTGTAACTAATCAGCTCGTCGACCGGAATACCATGTTCGCGTAGTTCAGCGCTCAGTGTGGTTAAAGCAGCGACTTCAACCTTGCGGTCAACTTTGTATTGGCCTTTCATTACCCATCCTTTTGTCAAGGCCTGAGTATTGGTGCCTTCTTTAGGCTGTGTAAAAGTGGCAGCGAAAATCTTTTTACGTAATGCCATTTCTTTGTCTTTTACATCTGCAAGTTGTTGCTGTAAAAGATACCATGTATTGATATCTTCTTGGGTAATCATAGGAGGTGGTAATGCAACAGATGGGGCAGCAGTAGTCATGTATTTCTCCTTAAGAAAATGAAGTTAGCAATTCGTTTAGAACTGGTCAGGCGTGCGCTCTGAATCCGCGTGGGCGCCGACGCCAGTTACTTCAGTAATTGTAGCACAGTGCATAATAGTTGGCGTGGTTTGGACTGGCAGATGTGCACTTAACATTGCGCGCAATTTTGGTTCAGGTTTCCAGTAATTTGGACCTTTCATCACCTTGCCGCGTTCGTCATAGATCGGTTTGCTGTCTACACCCAATTTGGAAAAATTAGACATCATTACAATGTCCTGTGAAAGGTTCATCGGAATGCCGAACTTAACCATTTCGCTACCGCAGTAGACCTGGATATCGGTCATTAAGTCTGCGATTTCCGTAAGGATATCGAGATCAAATTCATCTTGATTATCAGGATGCGTAAAACGAAGCTTATCGATAATCTTGTCAATCTCATCAAGCTCCTCTGT